ATGTAGTTTCATCATTCAGTCTTGGGACACGGCACATGAGCTTAAAAAAGTCAATGACTTCTCTGCGGTAACAACGTGGGGGGTGTTCTACGACCAAGAGGATCGTAATCTACCTAATTTGATCCTGTTAAATGCAGCCAAACGCCGGGTGGAGTTTCCAGAGTTAAAAGTATGGGCGTTTGAAGAATGGGAAGAATGGGACCCTGACTCGTTCTTGGTTGAGAAGAAAGCGGCAGGTGCGCCACTCATTCAGGAATTCCGAGCAATGGGAATCCCAGTCCAAGAATTCAGTCCCGGCAAAGGACAAGACAAGATCACCCGACTAAATGCAGTTGCAGATATATTCAAGTCAGGTAAAGTATGGGCACCACAGACACGCTGGGCGGAAGAACTTGTGGACGAAGTTGCGTCTTTTCCATCTGGAGAACATGATGACTTGGTTGACTCAATGACATTAGCGCTCATGCGTTTTAGGCAAGGTGGGTATCTCAAACTTCCAAGTGATGAAGAAGACGAGATTAAATGGTTTAAAGGTTACCGCCGTGAGCGGTTTTACACAGTTTAAGGAATAGTCATGTTGGACAAAGCACTGTATCAGACACCCGAAGGGTATGGTTCAATGGGACAAGACCCCATTGAAATTGAAATTGAAAACCCTGATGAGGTCAGTATTGGCATTGGTGGTATGGAGATTAATCTAAAGCCAAAACGTGAAACAGCAGATGACTTTGATGTTAACTTGGCAGAGTATTTAGATAATTCATATTTACAGTCTTTGGGTGAAGAACTTGTAGAAGACTTTGATAAAGACATCAATGACCGCAAAGACTGGATGCAGACTTATGTGGACGGTTTAAAGTTACTTGGTTTGAAGTATGAGGATAGGACAGAGCCTTGGCAAGGTGCGTGTGGTGTATTCCACCCACTGCTTACTGAGTCAGTTGTGCGTTTTCAAAGTGAAGGCATCATGGAGACATTCCCTGCTGCTGGCCCTGTTAAGACTGTTATTCTTGGTAAAGACACGCCTGAAAAAGAAGATGCAGCCGCTCGCGTGCGCGAGGACATGAATTATCAACTTACAGATGTGATGTATGAGTACCGTCCAGAACATGAAAAGATGTTATGGAATCTTCCAATTGCAGGATCAGCATTCAAGAAGGTGTACTACGACCCAGCCAAAGGCCGTCAAATGGCGGTGTTTATTCCTGCAGAAGACATTGTTGTGCCTTATGGTGCGTCTAACTTAGAAACGTCCCCCCGTGTAGCACATGTGATGCGTAAGACAGAGAACGAAATTTTGCAGTTGCAAGATGCTGGGTTTTACATGGACATTGAGTTGGGTGAACCTACACATGAGCTTGATGACATTGAACGTCAAAAAGCTGAAGAAACAGGCATGTCTGCAATTGACGATGATCGCTTCCGCATTTTGGAGATGCACGTTGATATTGACTTGCCCGGCTACGAGCATAAGAATAAGAAGGGTAAGCCCACTGGGATTGCTCTGCCTTATGTGATTACAGTTGAGAAGGGCACTCGTAAGATTTTGGCAGTACGCCGTAACTGGTACGAGGGTGATCAGTTGCACATGAAGCGCCAGCATTTTGTACATTACCAATATATACCGGGGTTTGGCTTCTATGGATACGGACTCATTCACCTCATCGGTGGCTACGCCAAGTCAGCGACTATGCTTATTCGTCAGCTCGTTGACGCTGGCACTTTGTCTAATTTACCCGGTGGTCTTAAGTCTCGCGGTCTACGGATCAAAGGCGACGACACTCCAATTGCACCGGGTGAATGGAGAGACGTGGATGTGCCCTCCGGCAGTATTAGAGACAACATCTTGCCTCTGCCCTACAAAGAACCAAGTCAAGTTCTTTACACACTGTTTGACCGCATAGTTCAAGAAGGTCGTCAGTTTGCGTCTGCTGGTGACATGAAAGTGAGTGACATGAGTGCGCAAGCGCCCGTGGGTACAACACTGGCTATTCTTGAGCGTACTCTTAAAGTGATGGGTGCTGTGCAGGCTCGTATGCACTACACAATGAAGCAAGAGTTTAAACTCTTGAAAGTGATCATTGCAGAGTTCACACCTGATGAGTACTCGTACGAACCAGAAGAAGGCTCACGCAAAGCACGCAAATCAGATTACGACAGCGTAGATGTTATTCCCGTGTCAGATCCTAATGCGTCAACAATGGCGCAGAAAATCGTGCAGTATCAGGCTGCACTGCAGTTGGCGCAGACAGCGCCGCAACTTTATAACTTACCCCTCTTACATCGTCAGATGATTGAGGTGCTAGGCATTAAGAATGCCAACAAACTTATTCCAGTTGATGAAGATCAAGTACCAACAGATCCAATTACTGAGAATCAAAACCTGCTGACAATGAAGCCCGTCAAAGCGTTTATGGAGCAAAACCATGAGGCACACATTCAGGCCCACATGGCGGCAATGCAGAACCCCAAGATCATGCAGCTTATGCAGATGAACCCACAAGCGCAGGCTATTCAAGCTGCGGCGATGGCACACATCAACGAGCACATTGCGTTTGAGTATCGTCGTCAAATTGAAGAAGCGATGGGTCATATCCTTCCAACGGAAGAGCAGAACAAAGCAGTGTCACCAGAAATGGCAGATCAAATTGCGTCAATGGTTGCACAAGCGTCGCAGAAGTTAATGCAGCGCGACACGCAAGAGGTCAAACAACAGCAAGCCCAGCAGCAGATGCAGGATCCAGTTGTGCAGATGCAGATGCAAGAACTTCAACTCAAAGGTCAAGAGTTGCAGCTCAAACAGCAGAAACAACAGATTGATGCGGCAGAGAAAGCCGATCGCATTCGTGTGGAAGAGTCTCGCATTGAAGCTCAAAAAGAAATTGCAGCAATGCAAGTTGCGGCTACAGCTGCTTCAAATAAAGACAAAGCACAACGCCAACAGGAAACTGAAGGTATGCGTATTGGCGCAGAAATTGCCAAGCACAAAGCACAGATGTCTTCACAGAACGCACAACGAGCAGCGCAGTCTAAACAGTTTAACAAATTCCCTAAAAAGGAAACTGAATGAACGACTACAAAACATTGGCCTATGTAGCCAAAGAAATTGTAAAACAGCGAGAAACATACGAGACCGCAGTTCAACGTGGTAGCGCTAAAGACTTTGCTGAATACAAGAACCTCTGCGGAATAATCCAAGGTCTAACGACCGCAGAGTCAATACTCAACGACCTTGTGCAAAAAATGGAGAAAATGGATGACTGAATTTAACGTTGCAGCGGTTGATCTGTCCGGCATTCTTAATACAAATGCTGAACAAAAAGCCAAGCAATTGCCTGAACCTAAGACGTTTCATGTTTTATGCGTTGTGCCAGAAGCTATGGAAGAGTACGCCGATAGCGAAGTAGGCATCATTAAAGCTGGTCAATCCATGCACTACGAAGAAATACTGACCCCAGTATTATTTGTAATCAAGCTTGGGCCTGACTGCTACAAAGACGCTACTCGGTTCCCCAGTGGACCCAGCTGCAAGGAAGGTGATTTCATCATCGTCCGCCCTAATTCAGGTACGCGCCTGAAGATTCATGGCCGAGAGTTTCGCATCATTAATGATGATTCGATCGAAGCCGTTGTTGAAGATCCGCGTGGGATTACCCGCGCTGCATAAGGAAAATATATGGCACAAGCTGAATTTGAAGGCGAAGATTTTGAATTCCCTCATGAGAAGGAAGAAAAAACAAAAGCCGTAAAAGAAGACGATTTTAAGATTGAAATCGAAGATGACACCCCTCCCGCTGATCGTGGACGTAAAGCTGCGCCCCCTCCAGAGGACGTTTCTGATGACGAGTTGTCCTCGTACGACGAGAAGGTTCAGTCACGTTTAAAGAAATTTACACGTGGTTATCATGATGAACGTCGCGCAAAAGAGACAGCTGAACGCGAACGGCAAGCGGCAGAAGACTTTGCCCGTCAGGTGTTTGAAGAGAATAAACGCCTGAAACAACAACTATCGCACGGTAGTAAAGCTTTTATTGCGACTTCTAAGTCAGCCGCACAGGTTGAATTGGAGTCCGCTGAAAAGAAATTTAAAGCCGCCTATGAGACAGGCGACGCCGATGCTTTAACAGCCGCCCAGAAGGAAATTTCCAAAGCAACCTTAAAACTGGACAAAGCGGAGACCATGAAACCGATTGAGGTGGAGAAGGAACCCAAGTTTCAACCCCCAGCTCGAGAGGAAGCCCAACAGCCTAAAGTCAGCCCACGTACCCAGAAATGGATCAATTCCAACAACGATTGGTTTGGAAATGATGATGAAATGACAATGACTGCTATGGGTATTGACAAGAAATTACAACGCGAGTATGGTGCGGATTATGTTGGCACGGAAGAATACTTCCGTACGGTTGATAAAACCATGCGCAAACGCTTTCCTGAGTATTTTGAAGATGCTCAGAGCCATGAGGACGAAGATGCCCCGCCTCAAAGAAGAAGGGCAGAACCGGTTGAAGAGGATGAACCTCCGCGCCGTGCAAAATTATCTGCAGTGGTAGCTCCAGCTTCCCGCAGTACTCCACCTAATCGTATTAGGCTGAAGGCATCACAAGTTGCGTTGGCTCGCAAGCTTGGAGTGACTCCAGAAGAATATGCAAGACAGGTTGCTTTAATTAATAGAGGTGAATGAATATGGCCGAAACACAAAATCGTCTGAGCCGCGAATTAGAAACCCGTAAGGCTGCTTACCGCCCTGAAGCGTGGCGTCCGCCTGAAACACTTCCTATGCCCGAAGACCGTCCCGGTTGGAAACATAGATACGTTCGCGTTAGTACGATGGGTCAAGCTGATCCAAGCAACATTTCTTCTAAGTTACGTGAAGGATATGAACCCTGCAAAGCAGAGGATTATCCCGAGCTTATGATGCACGCCACCGTTGAAGGCCGCTTTAAAGGCGGTATTGAAATTGGTGGGCTGTTATTGTGCCGTATTCCTGAAGAGTTCTTAAAACAGCGTGCCGATTATTACGACAAGCAGAATAAGTCTCAGATTGATTCGGTGGATAACAATTTTCTTCGTGAAAATGATCCTAGAATGCCTCTCTTTTCAGAGAGAAAGACTAAGGTTACTTTCGGTTCTGGTACTTAAATTTTAGGAGTCTTAAATGGCATATCCTACAGTCTCGGCCCCTTACGGTCTAAAGCCTGTAAACCTAATAGGTGGACAGGTATTTGCGGGTGCAACCCGTATGATGGAAATTGCCAGTGGTTACGCCACTAGCATTTTCTATGGTGACTTAGTACAACGTATCTCTGATGGCACTATCACAAAGGACGCTGGCACAACAACTGCCACTCCTTGCGGTGTGTTTTTAGGCGTAAGTTTTACTAACAGTTCAACTGGTC